TAATATAAAAGTAAAGGTCACCATATTGTCCCTTGTAGCCAATATCATGTCCGTTTATTTTCACCTTAGTGACTGGCGTTGAATCTGGTAAGGCAATCCAACAAGCTTGCTGGGCTCTGACAAATTCATTGTAATCTTCAAAGGAAGTGTGTTTTTCTTGCTTGGCAGTATTTAAATAAGTGACTTCAATCATCGAGGGACCTCCTTATAATCCTTTAACTAATGTCTAGATTACGCTTCCTAGAGAGCAAAGTCAATCATGACGACTTAAAAAACAGCAGGCTGGGCTATACAAATAATAGAAGGTCACTTAATGCCAGATCATGTTCCTATGCTAGTAAGTATACAACCACGAATGAGTGTAGCTAGTTTTATGGGATATTAAAAAGGTAAAAGTGCATTAATGATGTTTGATAGAAATGCCAATTTAAAATATAAATTTGGAAACAAACATTTTGGGGCAGAAGGTTTTTATGTAAGTACGATAGGACTTAATGAAGCCACAATTAAGAAATATATCTAGGAACTAGTGAAGTATGATACCGCATTGAACAATTAAGTGTGAAAGAATATAAAAATCCCTTCAGTGATAACGGTAAGTAATGCGTCTGCCTCTTTGAGAAGCTTATGACGAATAAAAGAAATAAAGGCTTGAACAAAGTGAAAGACTTCGTCTTAAGACGCTGGTTAGTATTATGGACTTATAGCCCTTAATCAAACTACTCGTGAATTAAACTGCACCCCAAAAATTAGACAGAGAAAATCTAACTTTTGGGGTATTTTTATTACTTGAATATACAATATAAGATAACAAAAAACATCGATTGACGACTTTTTCAGTGGAATCCCTATCCGGTCCTCTCTAGATGTTAGCTTTTCATCACCCACTACAGTTGACTGAGAGCTGAGAGCAAAAAAAGAAGATCCCAAGGATCTTCTTTCTATTTAAGTTATACTTAAATTATTTTACTGTGCGGGAAAGTTAATCGGTTTTTAGATAAGTATATAATAGGAAGAAAACTTATTAAATAAGGATATATGCGTGTAGTGTATAGTCGGTAAAAGGTTCATAAAGTTACTAAAGCTTACACTTATTGCCCCTTATTTGCCCCTTTTTTATCGAATATTCTCCAAGTTGTTTTCAATCCATTCGAGACGGTTTTGACGACCTGCTGGAATAGGTTCTTGACCCTTTGAATAGTCTTTAAACCGCATTTGAAGCATATACCCACCGTCACCGACAGAGCTGGATTCTAATGCGATTTCTAAATAGGCACTAGAAATCCAGTTTCCACTTGCTGTGTACATTCTTCCAGCACCTCCGATGATGTCATCATGGCTGTTTTCAAGCCATTTTAGAAGCTGCTGTTTCTTAAACTGATCATAGTAGGCGTGAAACGGCATATTCATTTTCAGCGAATTGTCCAAGTAGTAATCGTTTTGAGCCTTACCAATCATGGCGAGCTCAAAATCATCAAACAGGCAGTCGAGCATGGCGTTCACCCGTGCTGCTCCCATCTTTTCGATAGAGGTTTCCCCGTTCTTGAATTTTTGCCAGTTAGCATCCGTAAATTTAATGCCCGGCAAACGATAGAAGTCGTTTTCAAATTTAAAGTAACGTCCCACATACTCTAAAATCAATTCCTTAACATCGTTGTTGATTTCCATTTTATTTTCTCCTTTTTATCAAGCAATTACGCTTTTTGGGTACCATTTAGCAGAAACTCCGTAAGGTGTCACGATTTCAAGTTTAACTGCTTTATCAGTTTCTTCGACCAACCCTTTAACGCTGATAGCACTTACTGACATGAATGCCAAATCTTTCTTGTTGCGTCCACGAAATTCTTTTTCAGCAAACCATTTTTTAACACCTTGGAATTTAACGTTTGAAGAACGGAAGAAATAGAAATCATCCGCCATATTTTGACGTTTAACGGCTTTCCAAGCAAATTTCAACGCTTCAGAAAAAGTCACGTCGTTTTTTTCATTTTTAAAGATTTTCCATGCTAGGCTCATTACTTGTGATTTCATTTCGTTTACTTCCTCTCTTTATCTTACATGTATATTATATATCATACATGATAGTTTGTCAACGATTTTTACAAAGAAATTTAAGTTTTTTGCAAAATAAAAAAAGAGCTATGAGACTAACTCATGGCTCTTTGCCTATGATGGATAGATATATTATAGCAAATAAAAAAAGCCCCAGCAAATGCTGAGGCTCGACCACTACTGCCATGGTATCCCTATTGCAGTGTGAGGGGAGGTGATATACTCCTTTTCTTTTTTTAGTTTGCGTGGTCTGGTTAATTACATTTCCGTGCAATCGTCCAAATACTGGTCTTCAACCCATTGAGCGCTGTCTGGGTGGTTGATTCGAGACCAGCCGTTTAGTTTCTCGTAAACACGGACTCGTGTGCCTGCTGGGAGAAATTCCTTGTCTTGGCTATCGATGCGAGGACCAGCTTCAACGTAGTAGTCAGTGGTAAGAGTGCCTTCATAATAGGGTTTGTCTGACTTCTCTAAGCGTGTATTAACATCTAGTTCACGCTCAAATTCGCTTTGGGCTGGTGCCGGAAGAGGTGTTCCACTCTCACGGAATACAATTTCACGAGGGCGGCCATTGAGATCCCAAATATAATTATAATCATTTTCAGTCACGCCGTCCATTCCGTAATTGCAGTGAATAGCTGTACTATCACTGGTCATAATTAATACGTGGCCAAACGCACCGAGAGAGCTTGAACCATCACGAGGTGCCCAAATTACCACATCTCCACGTTGGCCATCGAATGTGCCGTCTACAGCATCGTAAATTTTCGCATAACCGATTGCTGGTAGTGCTTGTTGAAGTGATTCTGTGTTGTTATTTAAGTTAATTTCGAGCGCATAGCTTGCCGCTGACGAGCAGTCAAATTCAATGCGTCCATCTCCGTCAGCGTCGTTTCCGTAACGGTCACCCATGTCATAATGAACTGGGATTGATTGTAGATGGTACATGCGTGCGATGCTTGATTCAATTTTACTCATTTATTTATTCTCCTTCAATTAGTCTTGCTTTGGTTCGTGGTAGCCCAGAGCTTGCTCACTGTCTCCAAGACCTTTAGTGGTTGGGTCTGGAATGATATTTAAGATGTTTACAATTGTCAAACCTACTAAATAAGGGTTTGAGACAAACTTGCCAAACAAGTTGAACACCGCATCCCAACTTGTCAAGTCTTGGAAATTAATTCCAAAGTAAGTCAAGATGGGTAGTGCAATCGCAAGCATTACACGGTACAAGAACGCTTTATTTTTTGAGTTAAAACGTACAGACCAGTTAATTTTCATGTTAATTCCTCACTTCTAAATTAATGTATTTTTTATAAAGGGCATCGATGTACCCATTGCCACCTAGTTTCTTGTAACTAGAGTGCATTTTGTGGATGACATCCGAATTATGCACGGTGGTATACCCACGCTCTAGCTCCTTGTTAATATCGCGCTCCAACCTTAGATACATAGTAACAAGGTGAGCTTCATCATGCACTGCTAGTTTGTCATTTAATTCATTGATCTTTTGGCCGTTTGATTCACCAACTTGTTGAATAGTTTCAACTGACTCATGGATGTTGTTTAACTCACCTTTTAAATCTCCGAATTGTGATTTGCTTAAATTAGCTGATTTGCTAGCTTTCATACCAAACCAGCCCGTTGCTATAACTCCGATAGTAGGGGCAAGGTGGTCAATCAAATCAGAAATATTCATCTTTTATTTTTTACCCCCATTTTTTTAACGCATTACGCCTGTGTAGTATCTGCCAAGATTTCATCCTCTACCTTATAACGCAACTCACGCAATGCACGTTCGTCTGTACGCATTTCTTGACGATGTTTAGCGTAGAGTTCAGCGTTAAGAAGATTTTCCTGGACAATAGAAACTGCATTAGAATCTACGCTAATGAACGTTTGTTTCACAAGGATTGTAGCTCCTTCTTCTTCAACATTAAATTCTGCATTGATTGTGCGTTGTTTTGTAATTTTAAGTGACATGATATTATTTCCTTTCTTTATTCTTCAATTGTTGGGTATTCGTCTTCGGTGATGTAAGTGACCGTACCTGTGTAGACTGCATCTCCAAAACTTGGGTTTGAAAAATACATACTTCCATCCGGTTCAAGGTGCCACACTGCACATCCTTTGTGCTCATTAGCTACATTTTTATTGACAACCAAGTGAGTTTGCACACAAGGCTTGAATCCATTTGGAATCTTCTCGCCCAAATCCTTGCGTTCCCCTTCAACAACAGAATAGATTCCTCTGATTAAGCTGAAGGTTACTACACTACCTTGTCGTACTATGTTAGCTTTGACACCATACCCTATTGGGATTTCTTTTTTTACGGCAGGCTGATTACTTTGCACGAACTCAACCCAGCCCCCAACTGTGTTTTGTGTTAGAGTGCGTTTGAAGAACCTACCAGAACTTGTTGTTAACGATTGGTGAATGCCACCCAGCCCTTCTATTACTTCTAAGAACCCTACTTGTTCTGTAGGTTTAGGTTTGCTGATAGGGTAGTTCTTCATCGTGCTCATTACTGAGAAGAAACCTGTCGTTCTATAGTCATCGAGGTTTGTGTTGTTATATTCAATAATCGCAGCGCCTCGAACTTCCGTAAGTCGGTGGTGCTGGATTGGCTTTGAATCTGAATAAATCAATCCGTTGACATCAAGCGCCCCATTTTCACGATATTTACCAATACCCACACCTTGCTGGTCATAGGACACGATAGTTTTATCGGTCGGCACTGTATCTTGAAATTTTGAGTCTGAAAATCTATCCTCTAGTTTCCCTGCGACTATGAATGAAGTATCTGCGGGATATTCCTTGCCCAAATTTGCGTTAGATGCCTTGAATTCAGAAATACTTGACCATTCGCCACCAGCCTGCCCGTTATCTGCTACAACATTGCTTGTTCCAACTTTGGTTGTTGTAAAAGTCAGCTTCATGGTATTTTTTTGAACGCCATTAACGCTAAGAGGTGCTATTTTAGCAAACCTCTTAATGGTTAGTGTATCTGACTTTGAGCCACTTCTGGTAACTTCAAATTTTAGCGTTGGACTGAAATAGAACAAGAATGTTATTTTGACTTCCTTCCAATCAGACCAAATCCCACGAGAGTCTTGAACTCTCCCCCTCAAGGTCATTTGAGTATCTTTGTTTACAGCGACCTCACGGAATACCCCACCGTTCGTCGAAACGGAATTGCTAGCACCAACAATTTCAGCATAGTACCCAGCTATTGTAGCTCCGTTTTTTGCTTGCGCCCCGTTGAAAACAACCTTCACAAGTGACATTATGGACACGAAATGTGTTGGCTCTGGAATTATCCTTTGAGTCGTTGCATTCGTATCTGTCAAAGTAAATCCAGTGAACGAAGGCTTCATGTTGTTTGTGACAACGCTTGCCGTTAGTGTTGCTGACTGCGTCTGGATCAATTTGCCGTCTACATAGGTATCAACATATATAGTGCCTCGGCCAGTTGTTGCATCTGGTATGTCGTTGGCAAAATCCGCTGGGATTGTCCACTTGAACGATGTCCCAACATTGTCAGCAATTTTACCTTGCTTATTGCCCCAAGCGTAGCGCAGTGTGTGCGTGGCACCAGCTGATTTCCTATCAATAGTGATATCTACTTGATTGCCAATGAATCCCTCTGGAACGCTCACCGAACTTCCTCTTGGGATAGTTGTCAGTGTTATGCCTTGGTTACCAATGTCTAGATTTCCAGGGCTGTATCCACCCGATCCGTTGAAATGCGCACGCACACCGAAGGCACCAGACCCATCGTCAGCATGGCGGACAGTAATTGTGCGGTCAATCAACTGTATCTCTGAATTTCGGTTAAGCATCGCTGGGCTACCAGAGTAGTCAATTCGTTGCCCAAAACCATCGACGTAACCAGAACATTGATAGCTTGCAAATGTCCACCCTTGATTCAGCAATGCTAATCGAATACGGACATCACTTGTATTGTTTTGGATATTCTGTCCAACTTGGTCAATCCACAGCCTAATGCGATATCCACGGTCATTATTTGACCAAAATTCTACCATGATTAACTACCTCCCACGTATCTAATGACATTCCTGTCAGGATTGATGAAATCCTGCTCTTCTCGATAGCGACCAATCTGGATGGTTTTTGAGAAGATACCATTTTCGATGTGGATCACACCTTGTGAAATGTACATGACCTCATTACCAGCCGAGAACATTGAAATGCGTCCATTTGGGCTGAACAACATAGAGCTAGAGTTATCGGTTTTACCGATAACAAGCCCTTCATTTGATGAAGTCATGTAGCTGTCGATGAAGTTCCAGCGCTCTGACATATCGCTCAGATTGTTCTCTAGTTTTGCGACACGGGCACTGGCATCAGCCAGATTCTTTTCAGCTTGTGCCCGGTTAGCGTTATTCGCATTAACAAAATCTTGGTAGGCTTTGACCCATTGATTAAGTGTGTCAAGAGATGCTTTCGCTTCAAGCTCGGCTTGCACCACAGAATTAACTTCATTGAGTTTGTTGAGCTGGGCTTGTGTCAATACGCTGTCGGCCTTAGAATTAATGTCATCTTGTACATCTTCGAGCGCAGGAGTCCAATCTGTTTTGACTGTCCCTTTTTCGATTTTCACTTCCCAAACAGACTTGCTAGCTGTTTTGTGATATGTGTTGACACGTAGATGATAGTTCCCTGTTGGTTTAACCCAAGTAATCTGCGTTCCTGTAGTCCCTGTTTTTAAATCAGATACAATCTGATAATTTTGGATTTTATCGTCCATTAACCAGAGTGTCACATTATCGCTCTCAGCGTTTCCATTGTGAAAAGCAGTAAAATTACCGTCTGATTTTGCGCTGACAAGGTACTTTTGGTTTTGCTCTAAGTAGACAGAAGTTTCGCTTTTGTAAAGAACGAAATTATCAAAATTCGTTGGTTTTTTGTCCGGTTTAAAAGGTCCTTTCGAGCCCTTTAAGAGGTTGCGACCACCGACAGACACACTACCAGCAGTGTCATTCCATGCATAATCGGCTGGGTTGGTGCTATTCGCTTTATCGAAGTCGGTACATATACCCAGATATCGTTTGGTGCCGTCTTGAGTCAAACTGAAACCAGTTCGGCCATCAGCGCTATCAGCGTAGGCAAAATGGACGTAAGCTGTTCGTCCGTCTGCTCCAGCTTTGCCCGGAATGCCGTCCCGTCCATCACTGCCCTTCCACTTAGACCAGCGATAGTCTTGTGGATTCCGACTATCCGTAGTGCTGAAATCTTGGTACATACCGATAAACGCCTTGTCAGTATCGGTCTGGCTGAAACCACTACCAGACACCGTGTCAGCGTAAGCAATGTGGGTGTACTGTGTTTTACCGTCAGCACCTTTCACACCGGGTATACCTTGGTCCCCTTTTGGACCTTGTAAGCCTTGTAAACCACGTTCGCCCTGCAATCCTCTGTCACCTTTATCGCCTTTAGCGCCTTGCTCCCCAATTTTAGAAACTGAGTATCCAGTTTCGCTAGTGTTATCGGTGTAGCTCCAGACTGTCTTAGTCCAGAGGTATTGCCCAGCTGGCACATTAGGCACTTGATTGTTCCAACCGTTGGTCGGTGGAACCGTCCCAGATACACCTATAGCGTAAGTAATTGAAGTGCTTCGAATACCGACACCATCTTTGCCCGGGATACCATCTGTACCACTGTTGCCATCTCTGGCGATGTAGACTTTTTGATAACCTGTTTCAGAGGTGTTATCGGTATAAGTCCAGACCGTTTTAGTCCAAAGCCATTGACCTTGAACTAATTTTGGAGGTGTTTGAGACCACGTCCCGGGCGTTATGCTATCTGATGCTGAAATTCCATAAAGAACCGTCGTGCCTCTTATCCCAACACCGTTTTTACCAGCGATGCCATCTCGTCCATCTCGACCGTTTAAGCCATCAGAGACACCGACAAATGTGATTTCATCGCTAGCAACTTCTTTCTCACCTACCCAAGCTGATACTGTAATTACAGTGGGTTTGGTAATCTTGCTTGCACTCACTGTGTAAGTCAGTCCAGCTCCAACAATAGAGCCATCAATTACAAATCGATAAGTTGCGTTAACTGTCTGATTTCCTCGTTTTAATGTCGGACGTAGTGTGGACTGCCCTGTATTGTTTTTAAAGATAACACCGTTATCCGTCGAAAAAAGGATGCTGTAAGGTCTACTGTTCTCAACCATCCGTTCGAAGACGGTTCTAAGGTCTCCCGACGTCCTATTTTCAAGCTCTTTGAAATTACCGAAAGTTGTTGTGTTATTTGCTGGATTGCTAAAACTAATCTTTTGCTCAATAGCACGAGCCCTTACGTCGAGCGACGGGACAAAGCCCTTGTCGTGAATTGTGATAGTATCCCCTATCTCGACATCAACGAACCCATCGACTTCGTAAGTGATAGCTGGATAGGCATTTTTTCGCAAATTCGCAATTCCTGCGGCACGGATAACTTTTGGATCATCACTGTCAACTTCTAGGTCTTTTCGAATCCACTTATTTTCTTGAGTCGAGGCACCAAAGGTTGAAGGATACAAGTTGGCTGCATGAGGCGCATAGAGACAATTCCCCTCTTGCTTGAAGATAACAATCCCTTTATCGTTCTTCTCTTCCCAAGCCGGGAGACCACCAATATAGACTCGCACTTCAGGGCCGTTCTCGGGTTGCTCTTTTGCCTTCCCGTACGGGACAATCATTGTATAGATTTCGGTCTTATCAACTTTTCTCGTCATCGATTTGATGTTCTTTTCAAACGTCAGACGGATATCGCTACGAATTCGACCTACGCCAGTGTGTGAATCGTCCGCTTGATGGTAAACGTTCAGGACAAGTTGCTTAATGGAGCTGTCGTCATTAAGCCTAGTCACAAATTCAACTTCAGCATTAAATTTATTAGCTAAGCTCAGCAACCTTGCCAGTTTCGTGTCTTGTCCTTCCCACTCAAGTGTTTTTTTCTGGTCAGAGACCTCATTGACACCGAGCGTGACCATTGCGAATTGAGGAATATCAAACGCATTGAGGTATTCTGCGAATGACATAGCTCTATCAGCCTTGTAAGCATTCGTGTACTCATTTATCAACTCAAGGTTCAGGTTCTCACAGTAACATCTCACCCATCGCTCATTCTCTTCAACTTTCATAATATTAAACAAGTACGTTTGGCCATTATGTTTGAAGGAAATGAAAGAGCGTTCGTTTAGTTGATTGTAAAGCGGTTGGTTTGCTGTATCACCTAGCAATTCCTTTTTTGAAACGGTAAATTCGAATGTGCTAGATGCCGTCTCAAGATTGCGAGTCCAAGTATCGTCGTAGAAGTTTAACGTTTCTTGTTTTTCGTTATCAATGAAGCCAATCTTTTGTAAGTTGGCGTCGTGAATCGTTAATAGCATTACAAATACCTTTCTTCAAATTTTACAGACACAGAGGGCTTGTTCGTGACCCATCTTGAGCAATAAACTTCGAGTTGAGACTTGCCAGGAGGAATTGTGATGAAGTCAGAGCCTTGCACAACATCAACAATTTTCGAAATATTATCTACTAGTACAGTGTCGTTCTCGCTGTTTATCACAACTTCTCCACCAGCCCTATAACGATTGGGAACTTTCCGGACCCCTACGACATAGTCTTTCCGATAAATAAAATCATCTAAGTACATGTGGCTAACTTGCGGTGCATTCCCGATTTTGCTGAAGATAATGTGGATTTTATCCGATTTCTTACCTTTGATTTCAGGGATGGTATATCTAGGATAAGACCCCCACCAATAGAACTGGACGACGTCGTCAAACCGTTGGATATCTGACCACCCTCTGGGCTCGTTAAATGGGTTGTGCTCTTCTATGTGTGTACCTAGAAACTGCTTTCTGTCAACAAAACGGTAGCCACCCCTGCCATCGCTGGCTAAAAAGTTGTATTCACAACCTAGACCGCTACCACGTTTGTAGGTCTCAACCCCATACAAAAAAGTTCCGCTTGCATCTGTGACACTAATTTTCAAATAACCCATCTGATCTGCAGAGCCTAGCCAAAAAATTTGCCTCCACCAGAAGTACTCGTACAGAGCGCCTTTTACACCGCTGGAATCCCTTGGGATATCAAATGTAACCGACGCTGTCTGACCGCTCTGCAACGCAATGTGGGGGCGACCCCAAGCGTTGTCGATGTAAAGCGTGCCGTTCGGTCTGGTATCGTTGCTATCATTCGTGATACCAACGTTTTTCAAACCTTGTGACAATCCGTTAGGGATTCTGTGTTGTCCATTAGATGAAGCGTAATCAAACAAGACCTCTGACTGCTTGTAAGTCTCTGTATCCCCTTTTTGCCTATCGCCAAGCTCCAAAATACCACTACTGTTAACCAATCCGATATAGCCATTCTCACTATTGTGCTTCACTGTGATTATCGGATGCGCATCAACTGATCCGTCGTTGACAAGGTCAAATACCAGTTTGCCGTTTTCTGTTTTAGGAGTTTCGAAACTTCGATATGTAGTTGAGTGTGCGACTCCATCTGGGACCATGAATTCAATTTCAGCTTGGTCATACCAGTCGGAAATGCCTTTTAAACTAACATCCCCTTTTACTATGGCTAAATAGTATCTGTCTGGTTCGTCTGGCAATCTCAACTTAACGGGTTTATCAGAGTGCAACACTCTAGCCGCTTGTTCTCTTACACGATAAAACATGCCGTTATCAACTTTGGCTGGCTCGTTGGGGTCTACAAAGGCAATATCTTCAAGATGTCTTGTCGCCAAGCTGACAGTAAGCTTGATTTTTTTTGCGCCAAACGCAACCTGTTGAATGTTGACCCCGATTTTAGGGGCTGAATCCGTCGTTATGTTGCGTTCGTTCCCAATTTCGTGCGACACTTTGATTAGTTTAAAGTAATCGTTCAAATCATATCCGTTAAATTGAAACACAGCCATTATTTAATACCTCTCATGCGTTTGTAAGTGAAATCTTTGTCTTTTTGGTACGAAGTTAAATCGTCACCGGTTGCATACGCAAACTCTCGACCATCGACACTCAATGAGATTGGACGACCGATTAGTTCAGTGATGATATCCATTGCTTGTTCGAGACGGTCCATTCTACTATCATCTCGAACTGACAAATCAACGCTACCACGAATTAAACCACCACCAAAACCATCAAACAAGTCGTTGTCTTTGAATAGATCTCTAGAATCTATTGCGTACTCACTAGCCACATCAATCATTTCTTTAATCGAATCTTTGACAAATTTTATGCTTCTATCAATACCTACAGCCATACCTTGGCCAATGTAGATACCGACTTCATCACGGAATAGTCGTGATGGTGAATGGATTCTAGCTTTTGCCTGAGCTGCACGCTCTGCTTGAGCCACAAGGGCGTTAGCAGCAGCCGCTACC